TGAGCATGATCTTCACCGTGGCGTCCGAGCCGCTGTAGTTGGTCACGAGCAGGCCGAGCACGGACAGGCGCTTGCCCGCCGTGACGGTGTGCAGGTCGGTGTCGGTGTTGGCGGCAACGCTGGCCAAAGTCTTGGGGTCGATCATGGGCATGATGGTTTCCTCCTAGGAGTACATCAGGATTTGTTCGAGAGTGGGGCCATTGGCCGCAAACGCAGCCGCCAGGTCTTCGGGCGTGACGATGGTGTTGTTGCCCTCTCCGGCCAAGACTTCCGCCGTGGTGGCGATGCGGGCAAGTCCCTGTGCCGTGGTAGTGGCCAGGAGATTCGGGTGGGCCTCGCCGTCCGTGTTGTGTCCCGCCACAGCTCCCGCAGGCTCCGCGCCAGCTTGGGCCGCTGTGACCTGGTGCGGGTTGGCCAAGTCGGCGATGTGCTCGGTCATCCCGGCAAACTGGTCAGCATGCGCCGTGGGCGAAACGTCATGAGCGGCCACAGCGCCCGCAGGCTCGGCCCCGGCCTGGGCCGCCGTCACCTGATGGGGGTTGGCCAAGTCGGCGATGTGCTCGGTCATTCCGGCCAACTGACCAGCATGCGCGGTGGGTGCGGTATCGTGGGTCGCCACGCTGTTGACCACATATGAGCAAGAAGCCATGACGATGTCCGGGTTGATGCTCAAGATGGTCTGGCTGGCGTTGCTGTGCTCGATGTAAACCCGGATCATCAGCTCCTTGCCCACGCCGGAAGACTCCAGGGCGGGCTTGTAGCTCTCCGGGTAGTTTCCCACCGCCAGCAACTCGCCCTCGGAGGAAAGCAAGCCCACCTCGCGGACGTACCAGCCGCCCACATTGTAGGGCACATGTGCCTCCACGAGCACCAGCCGGGGGTTGTCCGCATCCACCTCAACCAATGCGGGCGCGCTGCGCCATACCTCGCGGGCCAAGGCCGTCCACGACTCGGCGGGCTGCACGGCCACGCCCCCGCCATCACCAATGGCCACGGCGGAGATCTGCACCGCGCTCCCCCCCGCCCCTGCCTGCGCGTAGGCCGCCTGCCCAGCGAGAGTCAAAATCATGTAATACTCGGCCATATTATGCCTCCGTTATGTGTCCGATTGTCACGATCTCAACATCCTGCAACCCAACAGCCGTCCGTACGGTCGGAGTCACCAGCACCAAGGTCGGGCTCCAGGGCAGCACTGTGACGACCTCGCCCGCGACACAGCCGCTGGAGACAGAGAAGGGGGTGTCCAGAGAAGCCTCCAAGCGCACTCCGGCCAGCAGAGACCGCGCGGGCTTCTGCTCCGCCACCACCCATTCGAGCAGCTCGGCATCACGTGCGCTGAAGCCTTCTCCCTGACTGGAAACAGGGGCCACCACCCGAAACTCCGCCCAGCGCTCTGGCTCCTCTGCCCGCAGGTTCTCCACGGTACAGCCGGGGTAGCCATATGCGCGGAGGATACTCGGCAGGCCTTCCTGCCCGCCGCCTTGCAGCTGCCAGGCGTAGGCCTTGACCACACGCGCGCGGAACTGCGCGGCGCTTTCCAGCGGGTGCCGGGCAATGCCCCTGGCCGCTGCCAGCCGCTCCACAAAGGCCTCCTCGCATGTGGCGGGGTGGAACTGGTCGCGCAGCCAGAGGATGTCCGCCTTGGCTTGGTCCAGGCTGCGGGCAAAACCCTCCACCAGGCAGGCCAAGGCCCCCGCGCGCCTGATGAGCGGCCAGGCCAAGGTGTCGCGAAAGTAGGGCCAGAAGCTCGCCATGCTAGGGCTCCACGGCCTCAGAGGCGGTCAAGGTGATGCTCTCCAGCACGGCCAGGCCGTTGCCGGGCACTGTGATGTCCGTCGCCGGGCTCGTCCAGATGATGCGCTTGATGCCGACAATGGCCATGAGCACGCCCACGAGCCTGTCACGGGTCAAGTCCTCGCCTATCTGCAAGGGCGTGATGCCCTTCACCAGCGCAGGGTCGGTAAAGATGGCGCGGATGCGCGTCTCGGCCTGGGCCAGCAAACTGGACGCCTCGCCGGAAACGTATTCCAGCTGGGCCTCAATATGCACGGGCACGGGAACCGGGGCCTTGACCAGCCAGTCGTCGTTGATGGGCGTGTGCGCAGCCACGGCCTGTTCGACCTTGGCGATGAGCGCTTCGGTAGGGATGCCCGCCGAACCCTTGACCACCACGTCCACAGTGCCCTGGCCTCGCGGGTGCTGGTCGAGCACGGCCACAGCGATGACGCCGGGCACGGAGAGTGCCCAGCTCTTGTAGGCGTACTTGGTCACACCATTGTTGCCGAGCCAGGCCAGGGCGTAGCGTTCGTGCAGCTGGGCGTCGGTCTCCTCGTCGGCCCCTTCCTCGCCCAGCCAGTCCTCGCGGTTTTCCACCGAGCCGATGCCAGGGACAAAGGTGGACAGCTCGCAGATCTGACCGGGGGTCGCGTTGGAGGCTCGGCCATATTCCTCGGCCTCCACCGGCACGGCGATGTCCGAGAAACCTTCCAGCAGCACGGCATCAGCCGTGGTGACGTAGCGGTACACAGAGCCGGTGGCATCCGGCAGGGTACGCACGATGCGCCCGGAGGGAATCTTCACATTGCCCGCGCCGCCGGTGGCCCGGAGGAAATAGACCAGGCCGCTGGCCTTGGTGGCCGGGCGGCGGGCAATATCCAGCTGGTCCGCATGCAGGTTGAGCCAGGCATCGGTGGAGGAACGCGGGAAGGCCTGTTCCAGCACCAGCGCCAGGAACTCATACAGCTTCCAAAGGCCCCAGCAGAACAGCTCCACCAGTCCGCGCACCACGCCCTTGTTCAGGTTGATGCGGCGGGGAAGCCAGCCCTGGGCCACGTATTCCTCCTGCACCTGCGCCAGGCGGGCGAACACCTCACCACGCACCTCGGCCAGGGTCTTGCTAACGGGGGTCGACATCGCCCAGCACCTCCACAGTCATGTCCCCGGCCTCAGTGCCCAGCCGGAGAACGAGGTTGCGCGGATGATCCTCCGCGATGAGCTGGTAGGACGCCTGCAAGGTGACGAGTTTCTCAGACCAAGAAAGCACAGTGCAGGTGACGGACCCCACGATGACGGCTGGGTCCATGCCGATGCGCCGGGCCACCTCCGCACACAGGGCCGCGCGATTCTCCGGCGTGGAGTCCTCCTGCACGAAGAGATGGATCAAAGAGCCAAAGCCCTTGTCGTAGAACAACTCCCCCAAAGGGGTGTACAGGCGCAGCATGATGTCCTGATTGGCCGTGTCCACGCCGTCCACGAGCAGCAGTTCGCCATTGGCGGCGATGAACGGCTCAAAGGATGAGTCCAGGGCTATGTCGCTGCCAAACAGCTCCAGGTCCGTGCTCATATGACGCCCCCGGAGCGGCTGCCCGCTTGGCTGTTGCCCGTGGTGGTCAGGTTGCCGGTGATGACCACGTCGCCGGTGATGGTCATGGGGCCGGTGAGCGCGTAGCTGCCCTCGTGCGTGCGGTTGCTGCGCTCTGTGGTGCTGCCCACGCCGCCGTCCATGCCTGTGGCTGTGACGTTGCCCAGCAGGTTGACTTGCGGTGCGCGGACCGTGGCCGAAGCCGAGGCCTCAATGGAGGCGGTCTGGCAGCGCACTGACCAGGCCTTGCCCGCTTCGCTGGCTATGTCCTCCGGGGTCAGGGTGACCACCCGGCGGGCTTTGTCGATGCGGATCTCCACGCCCTTCTCAAGTTGGATGACAAATTCGCGCAGCTCGGCCTCGGGCGCGCCGTTGCCGTGCCAGCGGATGGCCAGGATGTAGGGGTAGTTCGGATCACCATCGTAGTAGGCCAGCACGCAGGAGGTGCCGGGCTCCGGCGGGCAGACCACGCCGCGATCCGGGCCGCCCCAGATCACCGGCAGTTCCAGCCGGGGCAGCACAGGCTCGGCGCTGTCCACGCTCTCGTCGTTGCGCAGGGGCTGCACGTCGGCGTACCAGGCCCCGTCCGAGGCATAGGTTGCCACAACGCGGCCCTTGCGGGGCACGCGGTAATACTTGCGCAG